GCGTCCACTCAATTCACTCTCAACCCTGCACAAGGAGAGAAGTCAGATGGCCGAGCAGATAGACGCGCAGGAGCAGCGCAAGAAGATGATCGACGCGCGAAACGAATGGCTCAGAGAGAGGATGCCAAAGCGGGAGCCGGTCCGCGTCGTCCCACAAGATGAGACGACGCGCAAATTGCTCAAGCATCCGAGCGGAATCCGCTTCCCTCCAAGCGGCTCGGTCGAATGGCCGCTTGATCGCTTCACGCGTCGACGGTTGGCCGACGGCTCGGTAACGCGCGAAGGCGACAAGGCCGGCGGCAAACCTCCGCCGGGACCGGCGCCGCATCGCGCTGCTCATCAGTAACCAAACAAACCTGCCGCTGTGATCGGGCATGAACAGGCGGATATTTATAGGAGAACGTCATGCCGATCTCATTTTCGCAAATCCCCTCCGATATCAAGGTTCCGTTGTATTGGGTCGAAGTCGATCCGAGCATGGCGGGGCTGCCGACGCTCGGGCTTCGCGCGCTGCTGACCGGAGTTTTTCTGAGCACGATCGGCAAAGCTAAGCCGAACGTTCCGATCGCCATCGGCTCGCAAGCGCAAGCGGACGCCGCCTTCGGTCAGGGCTCGCAGCTTTCGCGGATGTTCCGTGCCTACTTCGCCAACAACTTCGCCAATGAAGTGTGGGGCTTGCCGGTGCCGGAGGCGGTAGGAGCGACCGCGGCGACTGGAACGATCACGGTCACTACGCCGCCCACCGATGCGGGAACGATCCATCTCTACATTGCCGGCGATCATATAGCGGTCAATGTCGGGGCGACCGATACGGCGTTGATAGTCGCCACTGCGATCCACGACGCGATCAACGCAGCCTTCGATCTGCCGGTGGTCGCTACCGTGGCCACCAATATCGTCACGCTCACCGCGCTATGGAAAGGCATCAGCGGAAACGACATCACTGTCCTCCTGAATTATTACGGCACAATCGGCGGCGAGATCATGCCGCCCGGGCTCGTGCTCACTCTGCCGGCTACCGGCATGCTCACGGGCGGCGCGGGCGTCCCCGATTTCACCGCCGCGATCAGCAGCATCGGCGATCAGCCGTTCGAGTACGTCGCCATGCCTTATACCGACTCAACCTCGCTCATGGATTGGGAAGAGGAGTATGGCTTCTCAGATACCGGGCGATGGGGCTGGCAACGCCAACTCTTCGGCCATGTCTTCTCGGCCAAGCGCGGCGATTACAGTCCACTGCTCACTTTCGGCGCGACCAACAATTCCGGCGTCATGTCGATCATGGCCTTCGAGACCGCGAGCCCGTCGCCCAATTTCGAATGGGCCGCGGCCTATGTCGGAAAAGCGCAGCGGGCCTTGGCAAACGATCCGGCGAGACCGTTGCAGACGTTGTCGCTCAACAAGATCAAGTCCGCGCCACTGCAAAGCCGCTTCGACTTCATAGAGCTGAATGGTCTAGCCGAGGCGGGCCTCGCGATCCAAAAGGCCGGCACGGACAATCAACCCATGATCGCTCGCGAACAAACAACCTACCAGCTCAATCTATATGGCAACCCAGACGATGCGTATGAGTTGGTCACGACGCTGGCGACATTGGCGAAGCTGTTGCGCAATCAGCGCGCTGTGATCACCACCAAATTCGCCCGCTGCAAGCTTGCCAACGATGGCACGCGCTTCGGGCCCGGACAGGCGATCGTCACGCCCGGCATCATCAAGGCCGAGCTGATGGCGCAATATGCGCTCGATGAGTTCAACGGTCTTGTGGAGGACGTGGCCAACTTTGGAAAATTCTTGTTGGTCGAGCGCGACCCCAATGACCCGAACCGCGTCAACGTGCTCTACCCGCCGGACCTCATCAATCAGCTCCGCATCTTCGCGGTGCTGGCGCAATTCCGGCTCCAGTACGATACCGGAGTCGATCAACTAATCACCGCGCCGAGCCCGGTCGGCGTGACCGGTGTGCTGCCGGCGGTCTAAGCCGGCGGTTCTTTCTCATCCTAATCAGGAGCTACCAACATGGCAGAGAGATTTGCCGGCATCGCCCTTTGCATGGTCGATGGCAACCAAATGGCGCTGCGCGGGAACTTCACCGTCAGCCCATCAGTGATCGAGCGTACGATGATCGCCGGGCAGGACGGAATCCACGGCTACCAAGAACTGCCGAGGGTCCCCTACATAGAGGGCGATATTTCGACGGTGCCCGCGCTCAACCTCGCGGACCTCGCGAATCAGGTCAACGTCACCGTCGTCGCGCAGCTCGCCAACAAGAAGCAGTACACGCTCGGGCAGGCCTGCTCGAAGGCCGGCTTCGACGCCAACACCCGCGACGGGCAAGTCCGCGTCCGCTGGGAAGGCGTGACCTGCTCCGAGATCGACCTGGGATAAGCGCATGAACAAACCAACAAACATCGCCGAAGGCCAGCCACTCCGCGAGGGCTTCCAACTCGTCGAGGCGGCCGAGCCGCCGACGACGCCGGCGCCGGCGCCCACCAAGCCAGAGCTGCCGCCGGAGGTCTGGCCGTTGGTCGTCAAACTCAAGTACAAGCCGATCAACGATCCGACACGCGGCACGCTGCACGAGCTTTCGCTCCGGCAACCAACCGGCGGCGATCTCAACCGCGTCGGCATCCCGCTCAAGATGGACGAGAACGGGCGCTTTGTTTTCGACGAGCCGAAAATGCACGCCATGATCGGCGCCCTCTCCGGCACGCTGACTCCGATCCTCGACCAGATCGATCCGCGCGATTGGCAGACGATCGCATGGAAGCTCTTCCGTTTTTTTCTTCCTTCATCGGAGGCGTGGGAATGAAGGGCGACGAGGAAATGTTGGTCCTCGATTGCTACTGGCTCGCGCACTGGTATCACCAATCGCCGGCGACCTTTCTCTCGATGCCGCTGACGGACGTCTTCACTCACGTCTATTGGACAAAGAAGATCGCGGAGCTGCGCCAGCGCTCCAGGGACGACGATGGCGACTGAAGCCGACGAACTAAGATTGACCGTCACGCTCGTCGACAACGCGTCGGCGGGCTTGCGCAATCTACAACAGTCGATGCAGCAGATCGGCGGCGGGCAGGCCAGCGATAACATGAATCGCTTCCGCCGCAGCGTCGACGAGGTGCAGCGCGGTTTTGCGCCTTTCCTGGCAACGATGGAAAAGGCGGCGAAGTCCGTCGTGCCGGAATTCGTGACCGGCATCCGCAGCGGCACCGCGGCCTTTGCCGCTTTCGGCGTCGGCGCTGGCGGCCTCGTGATCGGCCTCGCCGCGCTCGGGCTCGGGCTCAAAAAAGTGGTCGACTCGCTCAGTCCGCTTTCAGCAAAATTAGTAGAGCTGGGTCACGTCGCGGAACGGACGCAAATGCCCGCGGCGCAAATCCGAGAAATGGGTGAGGCTTACGAGCGGGCCGGTTCCAACGCCGCGGAGGCCACGCAAGACATTACCGGCTTCACAGAAGCGCAAGTCGACCTGACGCGCGTCTTCAGCAAAGTCAGAGAGGAGGCACTCAAGGGCATTCCGAGCATGAATGCTCGGCAAAAAGAGGAAATGGAGCTGCTGCTTGGGAGGATGCCGCGCGAATCTGCGCAGCAGGGCATGCAGGACCTGCAACGGATCAATGAATTCGTCAAACGAAACGCAGAGGAGGCGGCGCGCAGGCGGTTCCCCGGTCTCGATCCGCAGGTCGCAAAAGCTGCCGGCGAGGAGGCGGTCCGCAATTTCGACAGTCAGATTTTCCACGTCAACAATCTATGGAAGCTCAAAGAGCAGATCAGGATCACGGACGACGAGGAGAATAAGAGAGCGCAGCAGAGAATCGATGACGCGAAAGAATTCTGGCGCTTGACGACCTTGATCGGACAGGAGTGGACGCACATCAAGGATGACATCGGCGGGCTCGCCATCGCGACGCTCGTACCCGTGTTGGCGGGCGTCGAAAAGGCGGTGAAGCTGGTTTCGACCGCGGTCGATGACGCGACGGCGAAGCTGCGAAACCTCTGGGAGCTGATCGGCATCGGGCCGAACGCGCCCGCGGCCCCGCACGAGAAATCTCAACTGTTCAAACAAATGGCCCCGCAGCCTCCGGCGGCAGCCACCTCGGGAACGCCGACAGGGGATTTGCTGCGGAAGATGTACGGGGACTATCCGGTCCTCGGCGCGCCGCATCAACACGGCGGTATTGTCACGCGCGATATGTACGCCATGCTGCATGCGGGCGAGACCGTCACGCCCGCGCACGGCGTCAGCTCGATCGAGGAGCAAACAAAGGTCACGAAGGAATTGACGGGCGAGATGAAAAAGCTCGTCAACTACCTGACGCTCCCCGGCAACATGCGCATGAGCGGCCTTTCGAACCCGATGGGCGATCTCCCCGGCTGGGGCGCCACCGGCAGCGCATGGGGAGCTTCGGGCGGCCGCGTCCCGTATGGGTCGCGCAACCCCGCAGTTGCGGCGCAGATTCAGCGCCTCACTGGCGAGCCCGAAAGAGTTGGTCCCGGCACCGGACCGGGTGCGGACGAGAACGTGCCCGGGCCGGCCGGCGTCAGCGGCGCGTGGGGCGCTTCGACCGGCCGCGTTCCGTACGATCTTCGCAGCATGGGCGCGCTTGCGCAGGCTCAGCGCATCACTGGCGAACCGGTCAGGCGAGGCGGAGGCGGCGGCGGCGCCGCAGGAGATGAGGGCGATCTCAGCCGGGCGGCCTACGACAAGATGTTCTCCGGCACTCCCCTCGGCGGCGAGTACGAGAACGTCGTCGCCGCCGCAAAGGCCAACAACGTACCGCCGTCCGTGATGGCCGCTGTCATGGCGGAGGAGACTGGTCGCGGCAAGTCGCATCTGCTGGCGACGCGGCTCAATCCAGCGGGAATATTTCAGCACGGCAAGTACACGAGTTTTCCCTCGATCGGGGAGGGCATCAGCGCCGCCGGCCAAGCGATCGGGCGCAACTACGCGCGCGGCGGCGGTACGATCGCCGGCATGGCGCGTACCTACGCACCGGTCGGCGCCCGCAACGATCCCGGCGGCACCAATCGCCAATGGCCCGGGGCGGTCACGAAATTCCAGCATCAGCTCTCGGCGCCCACCACAGCAGCCGGAGCGCCGCCCGGCATGCCGCCGCAAAGCAACGCGGTCCCGTCTCACTTCCAGTCCGATCTTGAGGCTATGACGCTCGCCGGCGCCAAGCCTCACAATATCCACGCCTACATGATGGCGCACGGCATCAACCTCAGCGAAGCGACGTGCGGACAGTTTATGGCATCGGTCGTCAAGGAGCACGGCGGCATTCCGCCCCGTGATCCGGCGGTGGCATCGAATTGGAATAATTTCGGCGGCGTCGGAGGTGCCGGATATTCGAGCGATCCAAACGCGATCAACATCGCCGTAAGGCAAGGCACTGGCGTCGGCTCGACGGGATCGCACGTCACGGGAGCTGTCCCGATTAAGAATGCGTCAGGCGAGATAATCGGGTTTCGCGGCGTCGGCGCCAATCAATTCAATCCGGAAGGGCCGGAGCATGGCGTTGGTCAGTACGGACGCGACGTCGTCTCCAGTCGGCCTATCACCATCGGCACGCGTCCGGGCCAGTATCAAATTCGCCATCAGATACTCGATTCAGCGGTCGCCGATCGCACCGGGATCGATCGCGGGATGACGCACACGGTCACCGGCAGCGCGGACCTCAATGTCAGCGTCAACGCGCCGCGCGGCACGCGCGTCGATGCCGGAGCCAAAGGCTTGTTCAAACGCGTCTCGGTCAATCGTCAACAACAAATGGAGCCGGCGGCTAGCTCGCTGGCGCAGATGCAAGAGTAAATGGCCAGCTTCGGCATCATCAAAATGCCGAGCGTCCCTTGGCGGGACGCTCTTTTGCCAGCGTCCTTTCGCGGGGCGCTGTTTCATGTCGAGGCGGGCGCCAAAGAATCCGGGCGCCGCATTGTCGTCCATGAATTCCCGAAAAAAGACGTCCCTTATTCCGAGGACATGGGCCGTCGCGTCCGCACCTTCACCGTGCGCGGCTATTGCATCACCTTTCCGGTCGAGACCGGGATCACGCTCTACAGCCGCGACTATCGAATCGCGCGCGATGCCTTGATCAATGAATTGGAGGCGATCGACCCGGGCGTCCTACAACTACCGACGATCGATCCGATCACCGTGGTCTGTCCGCAATATCGATGGACCGAGGAGGAAAAGATCGGCGGCTTTTGTACCTTCGATATGACCTTCGTCGAATACGGCGCCGCGCCCGGGATACAGGACTTTTCGAGCACCGACGCGCTGCGGGCCGCATCGCTGGCCGCGAAAGCGCGCATCGTGCAAGTCATGTCCGGACTCGAGCAGCAGACCGCCATCCTCGCCGCGCACGCTCCCGTCCTGATCCCGCGGCCCGGCGGCGGTCAACCCTGATGCAAAAGATCGATGCAGAGGAAGCCGCACCGATCATGCAGCGCAGTTTGGCGGCGCTGCTAGCCTTCATGCCGTCGCAGGGGCGCGCCGGCTCCGACGTGCGCACGGCTTGCGGCGCCTTGAGCGTCAATGCCGAGCTGCTGATTCAGAATGATCAAGCCGGGCCGCCGCTCGCCAATTGCTTCGATCTCGCCTTCAAGGCTGGCATCTCGCAACCACAGCTCGCCGCGGTTCGCCTTCAGGTCTTCAACGAGACACCGAAGACGGTCGGCGGGATCATGATCACCAACTCGATCATCGAGCTTTGCTTGAGCACCGAGGGCCGCGTCATCGCCGGCATAAGCTTCACGAGCCGCGAGGACGTCGATCTGCTTAAAGATCAGATGAATGCGGTCTTCGCCAATGTCGAAGAATCAACCGCCGACGAAATGGATCAAATGACCTATCGCGTGATGGTCGAGCTGCACGCGGCGATCATTCATCATCTGGTCGTCACCGCACGTCCGCTGCCGCGGGTGCTGCAATACGTCTTTGCGTTTCCCATGCCGACGCTCGTCCTCGCGCAGCGGCTCTACGCGGACGGAAGTCGCGGCGATGAGATCAGGCAGGAGAACAAGATCGTACATCCCGCCTTTGCTCCGGCATCTGGGATCGCTCTCTCGGCGTAACGATGACCGATACGACGACCTGCAACATCATTTCGGAAGGGCAACAGTTTTTCGAGCTGGCCCCAGCGCAAATCAGGCCGCGTGAGACGGCCACGATCCGCGTCAACGGAATGGATTTCCAGAATTGGGAGTCGGTGTACGTACAAATTCGCTGGGCTGAGCCCTATCCGATCTTCAGATTTGTTTGTGCCGAAGACGTGCCGGTGCCGAATTACTGGACGCAAGCGCAGTTTCAGCCGGGCGATGAATGCGCGATCTATCTCGGCGGGCAACTCGCGATCTCCGGCATCATCCTCATTCGTCAAACTGCGTACGATGCAAACAGCCATGGCGTCACGCTGCAAGGCGTCGGCCTGACTTGGTTCGCCGCGCGCGCGAGCCACATCGACAAGGACGGCAACTTCGACAATATGACCTACAAGCAGATCGTCGAGCGCGTGCTCGCGCCGTTCGAGTCGAAACCTTGCTACGTCGGCGAGATCAACGAAACGCCGTTCAAAGAAGCGCAGATCAATCCGGGCGAAACGATTTGGGATTTCTTCGAGCGGCTCGGTCGCAATATCGGCGTCATCGTCGGCAGCAACCAATACGGCCAAATGCTCTTCATCGGCGATCACACCTCGCCGGTCACCGGGCGCTGCGTCGAGGGCGAAAATATCCTGCGCTGCCAAGCGATCATCAGCATCGAGAATTGGTTTAACGAGTACATCGTGCGCAATCAGCAGCAGGGGCACGATGAGATGAATGGGCCCATGGCGGCCGAGCAGGAAGCAATCGCGCCCGGACGGCTATCGCACTACAGCCCATTGCTCACGCCGACCGAGCAGCCGATCGACCGCGGGATGCTGCACCTTCGCGCCGCCAACGAGCAGAAATGGCACGATGGCACGATCGTCCGCGCGACCATCGAGGTGCAAGGATGGTTCCGCTACCCGGACAACTCCGGGCTTTGGCAGGCCGGCGACGATGTCGAGGTCTACAGCCCGTCCGCAATGATCACGCAAGTCATGAAGATCGAGACGTTGACCTTCACGCAAGATTCAAATCAGGGAACGAAGACGACGCTCGACCTCGTCGTCCCGTGGCTGCTCAACAATGTTTCCGAATTCGACGTGACCAATCCGGCCGCGCCGAAGCCGCTCGATCAGGGCGGCTCGCTCAACACGCAACCGGCAACGGCGCCGCAATCCGTGCAGGCGCCCGAGCTGCCGGCAGATTGGCTTGAATAGCAATGCACCGAGCGACGCCGATTCAGACTTCGTTCCGCAGCTATGTCGGCGGCGGCGCGCGCAGCGTCATCAGCGGAGTCGACGACTCCAAGCTCATGCAGGAGATGGCCGGCAACTTTATGAAGGGCGAGACGCGGCAGAAGGTCGAGTCGCCGCAGAATTACGGTTTTACGTCCGTCGTCATGGACGCCGACAAGGGCCAGGACGGCCAGATCAGCGGAGGCGCCGAAGGCTTTATCACCTTCTGCGGCGGCAATCGGTCTTTCCCAGTCTGTAGCGTGATGGACGATCGCCGGCATCGCTTGCAGAACTTGCAGAAGGGCGACGTGGCGATGTTTCGCACGCGCAGCGATCAACAACAATTCCATCTGACGCAGGACGGAGGCTATTGGACCGCGCCCGATAACAAGACCGCCCGCATGCAGCTCGTGCCGGCGCAGCAGCAACAGAGCGGAAGCGGGAGCGGCGGAAGCGGCAGCGCGCGCGATACCTCGGGCGGAAGCGGAGGGACGAGCGGCGCAAGCGGGCAACAACAAAAAGGTCAGCAACCGATCTATAAAGACGGCCAGAATTCCGTTCAATTCGTCGACCTCACGAAAGATAAGAGTCGGCTCTCGGGCAACGAAGCGCATTTGATGCTGAGCGACGGCGACAGTTACGTGCACTGCATCGGTCAGGAAACCTACCTCGGGGGCAGGAAAGACAAGCACTCGTTTGCTAAGGTTTGCGTCTTCACCGGCGGCGCATGCGTTCCATCTGCGAACGTCTATGCTCGCATCAGCAGTCTTGCCGAGGCCGAGGCTGACGAGATGCCATGGTCCTCGTTGCCATGGCCAACCGGAGCCTTGATCCTGGCCCTCGGCGTATCAATCGGCATCAACTACGCGCTGATCACCGATGCCTTTCATGCTTTCGTGATGCTCGCGAGTCGTTGATGCCCGACGTCCGCCTCGTCCAAGTCGGGACCTTCCCCTATCAAACGGAGGTCTCGGTTGATTGGTTGTTGCTCAATGACGGAACGCTCGATGAGACGCAAGCTCTGGCGACCGCGGTCATCGTCGCGCTTGGCACTGATCGACTCGCGGCGCCGACGGACATCCTGCCCGATCCTGATTCGACGGATCGGCGGGGATGGTGGGCCGATCTCGACGCCGAAGTGATTTGGGGCGGCTGGCCGATCGGCTCGCGGCTTTGGCTGCTCGCCCGCGAGAAAATCACCGGGCCGAGCGCGCAGCAAGGCTCGACGCTCCAGCGCATTCAATTCTACATCAAGGAGGCGTTGCAGCCCTTCATCGATTTGCGCATCGCCTCGCAAATGTTCGTCGACGTCGAGCGCGTCGATAAGCAGCGCATCAATGTTCTCATCCGGCTCTACCGCGGACCAAAGACCGCGATCGAGCTGCAATATCAAATTCTCTGGCAAGGGATCATTGAGTAGCTCATGCCATGGTCGACGCCGACTTTGCGGGAAGTGCGCAGCCTCGTGCGCGATGCGATCACCGGAAGACTCCCGGGCGCAGACGCAAACGTGCCGAACTCCGTGCTGCGCGTCCTCTCCGATGCGATGGGCGCACTTTGCCATCTCGTGCTGCAATACATTGATTGGCTCGCGCTCCAGCTCATGCCGGACACGGCCGAGGCCGAGTGGCTCGATCGGCACGGGAATATCTGGCTCACCAATGCAGACGGCTCGACCGGGCGCAAGCTCGCGACCTTCGCTAGCGGCGAGGCGACCTTTACCGGACTCGGGATTGGCATCATTGTTCCGACCGGAACGCAACTTCTCTATTCCGGCACCGGCTTCGGCTACGCGACGACGGCGGACGTCACGGTCGACCCGAGCGGCCTGCCGACGCCGGCCCCGATCCAAGCGCTCGACCCGGGAGCGGCCGGCAATCTCATCCTCGGAACGACGCTTAGCGTGGTCAACATCGTTGCCGGCGTCGATGGCGCCGCAACGGTCGTAACCCTCGAAGGCGGCGCAGACACCGAGACCGACGACGAGCTGCGCGCCCGCGTCCTACGCCGCATTCGCGAACCGCCGATGGGCGGCTGCGCAACCGATTACGAAGCCTGGGCCCTCGCGGTGCCGGGCGTGACGCGCGCGTGGGCGGTCGGCAACGAGATGGGCATCGGAACCGCCTCGGTCAGATTTATGATGGACGACCTCAGAGCGGACAATGGCGGGTTTCCATTGCCCGAGGATATTCAGCCCGTCGCCGACTACATCAATTCGAAGCGGCCGGTCACTGTGAAGGAATGTTACGTCCTCGCGCCGCTCAAGCAGCCGATCGATTTCTCGATCATCAATCTTAATCCCGACACGTCGGCGACGCGCGCAGCGATCGAGGCTTCGATCGAGGCGATGCTCTACGCCTATGCGAGCCCCGGACAAACAATCTACGCGGCCTGGAAATATGCGGCCGTGATGGCGGCAGCCGGCGTGATCTCCTTCGACATGAGCACGCAGGATGACGTGATGCCGGACGCCGGGCACATGGCGACCTTGGGAGATATCTACTACAGCACCTCCCCGCTCCCGACGAGCATGAAACTTCTAGCGCATGGCTGATCTTTTTAGCTTGCCGGCGGACCGTCACGTCAGGCGCGGCGGCAGCGACTACGCGCAAGCTTTGCTTCGGTTGCTGCCGCAAGGGCAAGCATGGCCGCGCGATCCGCTAAGCACGCTCGTCCTCGGCGTCGAAGGTCTTGCTGATTATTACGGCTTCGTCGATAGCCGTGCCGCCGATTTGTTGGAGATCGAATCCGATCCGCGCCAGACGACGGAGCTTCTGCCCGATTGGGAGCGCGCATGGGGCCTGCCTGATCCATGCGTGAAGGCACCGCAAGGGATCGAGGCACGGCGCACGGCGCTCGTGCTCAAGATGACGATGCTCGGCGGACAAAGCCGGCAATTCTTTATCGATGTTGCCGAGGCGCTCGGCTACAACATCACGATCACCGAATATCTGCCGTACCAGTGCGGCATCTCCCGCGTCGGCGACACGCGCTCGGTCCTCGATAATCCCGAGGAGCCGGATCACTACATGTGGCAGCTCGGGCCGCCAGAGATTCGCTACTACTGGACGGTTCACGTCAACGCACTGCGGCTCACCTATTTTCGCACTGGTCAATCCGAATGCGGCGTCGACCGTCTGCTCGCGATCAGCGCGCCGGAAGATTTGGAATGCGTCCTCGATCGGTGGAAGCCGGCACATACCGACATCGTCTATGACTTCTCGGCAGTCACCGCGCTTGATTTCAGCCAGACCTACAACAGCAGTTATCTCGCGCTAGGGATGATGTGACATGGCGGACAACAAACAAATAAAGGACGGCGTCGGCAATCTCTTTACTGTCCGCATGCGCGATCTCTCGTCGGTCGGCGATGGTTCATTTCTGCGCTCGATGATTCTCTCCTCGGGCTATCCGATCGACTACGGCACGGGAGGGATGTTTCAACATTGCGGCAAGTCGGGCGTGATGGCCGCAGGGCTCGCTCCGAACTCGCCGATCTACGCGTTCCAATATCCCGCAACGCTGCTCGCCTTGATCCGCCGCATAAGATTGAGCGCATGGTCGATAGCAGCGTTCACAGCGGGCATTGCGACGTTCGATCTCTATGCCGCGCGCGCGTTCACGGCGCAGGACGGCGGCGGCCTCGCGGCAAGCCTCGGCGGGGATGCTGGCCAACTGCGGACCAGCATGAATGCGTCGCTTGCCTCGATCACCTACGCGAACACGGCGGCGCTCTCTCCGGGAACGCGGACGCTCGACCCTGATCCGCTGCACTCGCTACCCGTGACATGTCCGGGCACGGGCAACACGGCGCTCGCCGGGGCGCTGACCTTGTTTGAAAAGCAACCGGACCAGCATCCGCTTTACCTCGTCCAGAACGAGGGCTTCGTCATCCGCGCCAGCGTGCCGGCAGCCGGCACGTGGAGCTTCGCGGTGACGACCGAATGGGATGAGGTCGTTACCTACTAAATCGAGGCAACGTCAATGAAATACAATCAACCATTCGACCAACCGAGCAACCCGAACGCGGCGTATATCGACGGCAATCCGAGCGCTGGCATTCAGGGCTCGATCGTGCCGGCGGCGGCGGTCGAATATCCGCAGCGCGAGATCATGAACGCCATCACGGCGGTCGCGCTCGGCGGCACGAATTCTGATCTGACGCAGCTCTTGCAGATGCTGAAGATCATGGACGTCAACAACAAATTCAAATGGGCAACAAATATCGGCAACGCGTCGCAATGGAGCGCCTCGATCCCGTCGATGCCGATCATGCCGCCTCCGGCCGGCACTGCGATTTGGTTCAAGCCGGCATACGACTCGGTGAAGGGCGGCACGGTCTTCAGCGTCAACGGCTCGGCGTTCATGCCGGTGATGAATCCGAATCTCACCCCCGTCGATCTCGGCGACGTTGTTCCGGCCAGCGTCATATTGCTGTTCTTCGATGGCACGGAATGGCTGATCATCGCGGGGAAGCCGGGCAACACCTCTGGCGGTCCGACCAGCGGCGGCAGCATCCCGTCGCTTCAGAAAAACGTGAATTGGTACGTCAACGGAACGACCGGCGACGATACCAACTACGACGGCACCTCGGCGACTGTTGTCTCCGCGAAAGTCGGACCGTTCAAGACGATTCAGCGCGCCAGCGACGAAGTGCTGAAATACAATATGAACGGCTACAATCAATCAATCAACATTGCTGACGGCACCTATACCGGACCGGTTTCGCTTCGTCCGCTTAATGGAAGCGGCCAAGTCGGTATACAGGGCAACACCGCCAATCCGCAAAACGTCACCGTCCAAATTCCTGCCGGGTCAAATCTCTATTCGTGCTTCTTCCAGACCGGAGGCTATTACATCTACAACGGTATTCGCTGCACGACCGGGGCCGGTCAGCTCGACGGCATATCATCAAATGGCGGCATCGCGATCCTAGCGAATGTTCGCTTCGGGCCGTGTGCGCGTTATCACATCTCGTCCGGCGACAGTGGCTCATCGATGTTCCTCCAGGGCGGCACGATCACGATCGAGTCTGGCGCAAACGCAGTCTCGCACATGAATGCGCAGCTATCTGGCCTGCTCAGTTTTCCGGCGGCATTTCCGTCGAGCTGGCCTTCGCTCAACGTTCTCGGTCCAGTCAGTTTCTCAGCGGGCTTTATCGGAGCGCTCGCGCTCGGCATCGCGCAGATGAAATACACGACGATCACTGGCGGCGGCAACATCAGTGGCCCGAAGTGGTACGCGCAAGCGAACGGCATCATCGACAGCTACGGCGGCGGCGTTTCCTACTTCCCGGGCACCGTGGCCGGCTCCGCGTCGAGCGGCGGCCAATACTATACCTAACAAACAAACAAGGTGACGCATGTCGGGCCCGGCCTACTACACCGGCCAGATGAACATCGCATTAAACGATGATTGGATCGTGCCGTTTCTCTATGCGACGTCGCCAGACGGCGGCGTGACGACGACGCCGATCGATCTCACCGGCTCGACGCTCAAAATGGAGATTCGCCGGCAGGAGAGTGATCACACGGTGCTCGTTGCCGCGTCTTCAGACACGCAAGGAATCACCATCACCGACGCGCCGGGCGGTGCCTTCACCATCTTGCTCGATCGCAACATGCTCTCGCAATTGATGCCAGGGGATTATGTCTCCGATCTCGTGCGCGATATGACCAACGGCTATCAGGAACGCATCTGGGAAGGCACGGCGACCGTCGTGCTCGGCACGACGCGATGAGCGATCAACTCTTGACGCTCTCGGGCGTGGGTCCCATGGGACCAACCGGGCCGGAGGGACCGATGGGGCCTCCCGGGCCGCAAGGCCCGCAAGGCCCGGGCGGTACAGGCCCGCCGGGCGCGACGGGTCCGCAAGGGCCGCAAGGCCCGCAAGGGCCGCCAAACGGCCCTCCTGGCCCGACTGGCCCCGCGGGCCCGGCCGGCCCGGCCGGCCCGACTGGCCCGACCGGAGCTGCTGGCCCGACCGGCCCGCAGGGGCTTCAAGGTCCTGCCGGCCTGGGCTCGCCCGCGGGCGGTTTGATTGCTCAGATTTTGACCAAACATTCGGGCGCGGACGGCGACACGATTTGGGGCAACGGGTCGGAGACCGGCCTCATCAGCAAGAACGTGGGCGACGCGAGTGGCGCGATTCAATCAATCACCGGCATCGGATTCAAGCCGCACCTCGTCCTACTCTTCGGCGTCATCAACGGGCAAGTGTCTTTCTCGATCGGCGTCCGCAGTGCGTCAGTGGGGGATCGCGCCTTCGCACAGAGCCCCGATCCTCTCGGTAGAGGCTCGAACGTATGGAATACGACGGGCAGCGGTTCAATCTTCCTCGCTCTCGACGGCAGCAATTATATCAACGGAGCGGTTCAATCGTTGGACCCGGACGGCTTCACGCTGCAATGGACGAAGAGCGGGTCGCCGAGCGGAACGGCGTACATCGGATATATCTGCTTGCGCTGATCGCGAGACCCTAAAATGAGCAACGGCGGCGGCGAGCGTTTCTATTTGTCGAGCGGCACGTCGCGCATCACGCTCATCAAGAGCGCGACGGCGGAAGATCAGGTCTTGGCGGTCGCACCGATCGGCCCGGCCGGTCCGACTGGCGCACAAGGACCGATGGGACCTCCCGGCCCGCAAGGGCCGATGGGGCCGGGCGGCGTCGGTCCGGCAGGTCAGCCGGGACCGGCAGGACCGCAGGGGCCGGCAGGCGGGGCGGGCCCGAGCGGCCCGCAAGGCAATCCGGGCGTGCCCGGCCCGACCGGGCCGACAGGCGCACCGGGCAATACGATGCATTACGGCACTGGCGCGCCGAGCAGCTCGCTCGGCGTCGACGGTGACAGCTACATCGACACCGCCGCAAATTTGCTCTACGGCCCGAAGGCCTCGGGCGCATGGCCGGCTGGCGTTTCGTTGATCGGCCCCGCTGGCCCGATCGGCCCCGCTGGCCCGACCGGCTCGACCGGCGCCACCGGCCCGACCGGACCACCGGGACCCGTCCCGGAAGCGCCAACGGACGGCAACACCTACGGGCGGACCGGATCGACACCGACATGGACGCTGGTCTACAGCGCCACGATTTCGGACGGGCGCTATCTGAAGCTTGCCGGCGGTACGCTGACCGGCGCTTTGACGCTCAATGCCGATCCCGGCAGCGCGCTTCAGGCAGCGACCAAACAATATGTTGACAACAACATTCCGGCACAGGCGACTGCCGCCCAATATCTAAACGGCACCGCGCTTAAATATTTGTCAGGCAGCACGGTGTGGACGGCGGCGGCGCCGGTGACGCTCACCGACGCGGCGACGGTGACACCGGATTTCAACACCGGCATTGACTTCAGTTGGACGCTGGGCGCGACCGGTAGGACGCTGGCCAATCCAACAAACGCCAAGGCCGGGCAAAAAGGCGTGATCTATTTGGTGCAAGACGCGACCGGCTCTCGCACGATCACGACCTGGGGCTCGGCTTATAAATTTCCGGGAGGCGCGAAGCCTACTTTGACGACGACCGCCGGCGCCACCGACTGCTTTTCTTATGTCTGCCTCAGCAGCAGCATCGTGCTGTGCTTTTTCACCGGGAACTTCGCCTGATGCTTCCGGGCAATACTGTTGTCTGCAAGGTCGGCACGCCGCCGCCGGTCACCTACGGCAACGATGGCTTCACGACGAGCCTGCTGCATTTCAAGCAGCCGAGCGGATGGAACCTTGCCACTTCAGGGAATTTCATCACCGACGACGGCGCCGCGGCCGCGGGCGATAGTTGGGGCGCCCTCGGCAACGTCATGATCCAGGGCGGTCCTGTGCGCCCGTCGTGGTTTCATCGCGCGTGCACGTTCGACCAGCGCGTCACTGGCAACAACTATCTCGGCCGGCAGGGAACGGGCGCAGCGCAAGCGAGGGTGTGGCCGGCAGGCGATTTCACTATCGATCTTTGGGTCTATCCGTTCGTGTCGCAGGTCGGCGCGGTCCTTTCCAAGATCGAGAGCAACAGCTTCGGCGCCTATCTCATCCAGCAGAATTCGGGCACGTGGCAATTCTTTGCCAGCTCGAACGGGACAAGCTGGGATATTGCGGCCGGGCAATCGATGGGGACCGCCACGATCACCGCGTGGCATCATCTCGCCGTCCAAAAAAAGGGGAGCACTTGGACGACCTATCTCGACGGCGCGCAGCAAGCAACGTGGACCAACGCGTCGCAGCCCTATCGCAACGACAGCACGGGTCTGATCTTAGGCAACAACAACAATCTCAACAGCCCATGGAGCGGGTCGCTCGTCGAGTTTCGATTCTCGCAGACCGCGCGATACTCCGGGGCGTTCGCGCCGCCGCGCGAGCCATATTGGGGCGTGTTGAACGGCGGCAATGACGAGGCGACGACGCTGCTGCTGCACTTCGAGGGCGCGAACGCCAGCACGACGATCAACGACGACGCGCGCGGCAGGCTCGGCGGCGTGCGAATTCCTCAACCGGCCGGCATCGCCGCCGCGCAAATCACGACTGGCAACTTCAAATTTGGCGCTTCGTGCTTCCAACCAACAGCCAACACCGGGCGCGCAGCTTACTGGAACTGCACTGACTTTGACTTCTATGCTCAGAACTGGACGATCGATTTTTGGTACTTCAGGTTCACTACCGGCCTCGCCGGGCTCGTTACGAAACGGAATACGACCACTTCATATTCGCCGTTTGTTTTGTTCGACAACAGCGGAGTGCTGACACTCTACATGTCGTTGGACGGCTCGACGTGGGCAGTCAACAATCTTACCTGCGGAACAATCCCGCTCAACGCGTGGACCCACATTGCGCTCGTGATGCGGAATCAAACGATCTACGTCTACATGAACGGCGTACTGCAAAATTCGGCAGCCTTGAGCGGAGGGCTTTGGGTCAATAACGATCTCTTCGACATCGGCGGCAATTCGGATTCGACGGGAGTCACCCCGGGCCTCTTCGACGAGTTTCGAATATCGGATACGGCGCGATGGCAAGCGAACTTCACGCCGCCGTCTGCGCCCTACGGGCCGACGCTTGGAGCGCCGCCGTCCTGGCCAAATGAGACGCTCTTCGGTTATGCCACGTCGCTGCTGCATCTCGACACCGGTGCCGGCAGCGCCACGATCACCGATAGCGCTATCAACAATCCGAAGCCGTGGTCGACGGGAGGCGGCGCCACTCTGACCGGCGCCATCTCGAAATTCGGCGCCTCCTGCTTCCAGGGTAACGGAGGCAGTTGGTGGCTCAACGGCGGCAACGTCGCCGATTGGGATTTCGGTAACGGCAACTTCACGCTCGATTGGTGGGAATACAGAGTTGCATCGGGCGGCGGCTACCCGGCCATGTCCCGCGCCTGGGGCGTGACATTTTCACCGTGGATCGCCGGATGGGATGGCGGCAGCGGGACGGCTCTATTCTATGCCACGTCGAACGGAAGCAGTTGGGACATCGCCAGCGCCGCGTCGATGGGGCCGATCGCCTTGAACGCTTGGCATCATCGCGCGGTGCAGCGCATGGGTAATAACTTTACGACCTACTACGACGGCGTCCAGCAAGCGGCGTGGACCGCGAGCGGGACGATTCAAGCCGCCGGCGGGACGCTCGCCGTGGGTGCAGGACAAACAAACTATTTCAACGGCTACATCGACGAGGTTCGCATCAGCAAGGGTCAAGCGCAGTACGTCGGCAACTTCACGCCGGCGACAGGGCCCTATGGAGGATGATCAAATGGCCGACAAAACAAAAACCGAGACGCCCGAAGAGCCGTCGATATTCCTTTCGCCGACTGGCGGTCCCGTTTGTTGGACCCCCTCCTTTATCGCTCTCTCAGAGTCGCAGACTGCGGGCTCTATCGTGGTGATGACGTCGCGAGGCGACGTGTTCACGGCGCCGCCTCCGGCCTACACGTCGTTGGAATGGCAACGCGGTGGCCCCGGCGGCGCGGACGAACGCGAGCGGATGGAGAAGAGATTGAAAGAACTGCAAGGAGAGTGATCATGGCAAACGTTGGTTTGATCTTACTCGTCTTCGCTTTTGTCGTCGCCGCGGTGGCGACGCGCATACAGCAAATCGGCGCAGTGCATCTCGGTTGGCTTGCGCTTGCGCTCTACTTCGCGAGCCTGCTCTTCGGCGCCGCGCACCTCTGATGCTTCTCGCTCTCGTCCTCGCGCTGCATCTCGTCACGCTGCGGACGACGGACGGCATGTCGATCGAGGTCAACGCTGACGAGATCGTCGCCTATCGCGCACCGCGCAAGAATGAGCATTTTGCTCCGGGCGCGAAATGTTTGTTGTTCATGACGGACGGGCGATTTCTAAATATCGGGCAGACCTGCGAAGAGGTCTCCGCTGTGATCAAACCGCCGCATGCCTGATCGCAACGGAACCGTCTTTTTTCTTTTCTTGTACGCGGCGCTCGTGATCGCGCTCGCCTTCTCGATCTATTGGCGATACGTCGGCGGGCCGCTTCTCTTTTACGACACGAGGTAGGCCATGACGTGCCGCTTCTGCGAACAGACGCGCGCGCTCGCGACCTCGGCGCTGCGCAGCATGGTCCGGCCGAGCAGTTTCCCGCCGCCGAGGCTGCCGAGCACGCGGCGCGAGAATTTCATCCCGGAGCTGACGATCTCGATCGACAAAGCAGCGGACGGCGAACGCGTCTGGATTAAAACAAATCATGTCGTCGGGCGTTGGTATCGAATCGGAAAAGTGCTAATAGTAGATCGCCGGCCTTGAACTCCCGTTCCCGGGCCGGCTGCTCGATCGAGCGCGTGGCCGCACCACACTACTCGATCGAAGCGAGGACTCGGCGCACCCCCCCAACCCCCCCTGCGCCGGGTCCTTTTTTTATGGGTATTGCAGGGTATTGACCGGGTATCTCGGTATCTCGAAAATAATTGCAGATACCTATTGCATTCCCTGCGAATACAACCTATATTCTAATTATAGATGATCTGGGAATTCCACACAGTGGCGGCCCTGAAAAGCCGCGGTAACGGGAAGGAGGAGATCAATGTTGCTACCCGCCGAGAGGCGCGCGCCGCCTTTCCGCGGGTAGCAATCCCGCTACTCAAGAAGCGGGGCCGCGTCCGGTCGTAACCCGAGCGCGACCCCTAACCAATCGAAAGAAGGACCCTTCCGATGGCTCACTCCAATGTACTCGAAATCCGCCCGTCTGCTAAGCCCCGCCAGAACGTCCGGCGCGCCACCCGCGCTCACCGGGCCCTGCGGCGGCAGGCAGCGACCGCGGCCGGGATCGGCATCGTAGCGCTGACCCTGACCGCTCTCTCGCTCTCGCATCTTGCACACGGCATCGCCGGCGTGACGAGCTGCGAGGCCTGGGAGAGCTGGGCGATGGCGGCCGGTATCGACCTCGGCTTCATCGCGGTCGAGCTGGCACAGCTCACGGTCGGCGAGCGGCTTCGCCGGAAGATCGCCCGCTTCGCGCGCCCCTATATCGCGGGCACGCTCGGCGGATCGGCCGTGATGAATGCGGTGGCTTTCGGTGCGCAAGCGCCTAACGGTTACCTCATGGCCGCGGGCATCGCCCTCGGCATCGCGATCCCGAGCTTCATCTATGCGCTGACGCGAGTCGGTGCAGCTCTTGCAATGGACTGCCACACGCGGCAATAATGCGCCGCGGACATTGACTCCTCCTTCAGGCAGAGGCCGGCGAGAAATCGCCGGCCTTTTGTTTTAGCGGTACCGGCTCGGCACTTCGTTCCCCCAAGCGCAGCGATTGCAGTAATACAGTCGATGCGCCGGAAAATCGCACGGAACCAACATCGCCCAACTGACCGACATGCCGCAGCAGGGACAGGCGAATTCGCCGATGCCACCAAATCGATATCCATCATATTGATATTCAGGCTCGGCCGCCTCTTTTTTTCGATCGAGCGCTGCGGGCTCAACTGACATTGCTAGTCGGACCAATCGGCGCCGCCCTCGGATTGTTTGGAGAGGCGTTGCGCCATGAGTATGTGATGGCTGCCGAAGCCTGATGCGACGTTGAAACGAGCGCGGCAATGCACGTTGCCGCACTCAATATTGATTGACATCCCGCCGCGCGGACCGAGGACGAAGCCGCGATAGCGGCAATCCGGGCAATGGCCGGCATCGATCATAGCGACGAGGCGATCCTCTTCCTTTGGCATTGGTTCCCCCTACACTCGAAGATAAGCGAACCACGTCCGCTCGATCCATCGGATTGGTAGATTGACCGCGAGGGCTTCGAGGACCCCGGTAACCTCGACCGTCGCGTTGCCGTGATCGTGCCAAACAATCAAGCCGCCGACGCGCGTCAACACGAGCGCCAGCTCGCTGTCATGCCGCACCACCGCAGCGCTGTGATCGCCATCGATGTAACAAATGTCGAAGAAGCGGCGATCCTTGCCGAAGTGGATCGTTAGGTCTGCCGAACCGCGCGGGCGTACGATTAGCTCGAAGCGCGGATCACCGAGCGCCAGCTTGCCGGGCTCGGCGACGATCTCGGCGCGCTGGCCCGCGAGCTGCGGCTCGTAGCCGGGCTCGACATCGACGCCGAGGTAGCGCTCTAGCGTCGGCACATTGTGGAGCATCAACTTCGCGGTGCGGCCATCGCGGCAGCCGATCTCCAGCATGCTCCGCGCCTCGATCGAGCGCGCCAGCGCCGCCAGCACTTCCATCTCGCCGACGTTCTGATACTCGCGATGAAGCCCCAACCAATCGATCGGCTGGACGTCAAGCTCGGATTGTCTCGTCACTGGAAGCATGGCGTTACTCGTAGACCATCCAAGAGCGGTCGCACTTCGAGCACGTGTGTTTCCAGCTATGGTAGATCGGAATTCGAGTCGTGTATCTGCCGTGAAACAGACGGCACCAAATCCGCTTCAGCATGCTCTCGCTCCCGGCGGTATGCATCGCACGACCGTATCGCTCACGATTTCGAACGTGGTTCCGGGCGCTGCCAGAGCGCGCGTGAGGCGGATGTAGATGTCGCGGGACTCACGATCAGCGGCAGTCACTCGCAAGATCATGCCGGCCTCAAGCTTCACATCGAGAATTTCCGCTTTGCCGTCCTTCATAGGATGCCCCGCCGGTCGAGCCAGATCAGCGCAGCGAGCCACTTGCGGCCTCTGTGCAGCCGCCACCATGCCCGAGCCACGAGCCGCTTTTCACGTTTTGTCATCATTCCTGGGTCTTGATTTCGGCCTTGAAAACTTTGGCGCGCACGGCGCAATCTTTCGCTTCGAGCAGCTTGCGCAGCGCGACCGTGCGCTCGGGATTGCGCGGCAGCGTCGCCACGATCTCATCTGCCAGGAACCTGAAGGGCTTGCTAACTTCGGCCAGCTCGGGCTTGAGATGCTCGAACTCGAAAAACTGAAGCAGCGGCTCGTGTGTCTGATTGGTGCTCATCGTGTCTTTCTCCTCCTCTCCTAAAATATCGGCGATCAACTGAAGCGCCTCGTCGCGCGTCAGCACGATATGGCCGAGCGGCTTGCGGCTTTGCGGCAGGCGGAAGGCAAGCTCGGTCTGAATCTTCCGCACGATGGCGCTGCGCGCGATAATCGCAAGCCGCGCGACGATGTCGACCAGTGGTCTGTCGATAAGCGGAGTCGGCGAGAAGCTCATCCGGCCAAGCTCCGCTTCACCATCGCCCAAAACTTTATTTCCTCGTCAGTCATTTCCCATGCGTCGCGTTTGAGCCAGACGACGACCGAGCGCTTGAAAATCTGATGCAGCCGCGCGGCTTGCCTATCATCTCCGAGCGCGTCGGCCAGGAGCGCGAGCGCAAGCTGTGCCGGGCCCGATCCGCCATAGCCCCAATTGAAGCCGGTGGGCGAATGGTTGTCGAGATCGAGCCGCAGATCGAGCGAGCGCGGCAGCTCATGGCCCTCGTGCACGATGACGTGGCAATCGCCGCGGCCGTCGCGCCATCCTCGATAGGTTCTCATGCGCTCCTCTCAATCAAACGCAGCACGCTCAGCGATGCACTTCTAAGCCGCTCCGCTGCCTGCGCGACGTCCTCGACCGCTTGGCGATCATTTACGGTGCAAGCCTGCTCGACCACTGCCAAAACATGGCGCATTCCACAAGCATAGGCATGGTCTGCTATTGCGTCTTGTCGCTCTGTCATCGCGGCCCCTCTCAATCAAACTTTGCCTTGTGCGTCGCGCTGGCAATGCCCGCGATGCGATCTACGACCGTCCGCTCGGGCGCGACCTTGTCGACGCGCTTCTCGATCCAACGTCGATCGGAGGTCATGGCCGGCGGGATCAAGACGAGGTCGTAAGGGCTGCGGCTGCCGTAGCGGATCAAGCCGACGATCCCCTGCTCTCCGCGCCGCGCCAGATAGGCGCGCAAGGCCGGATCGCGGTGCGCGTCCCGATAGTCAGGATCGATCCATACCTGCACGACCTCGACATTGCCGCGCGCCCCGGTGCTGTCGCTCATGGTGACGAAGTCCGGCATGATATCGATGACGTAGTGCGAGCGATCGGGCCGGCTCTGGTCGGCGGTGTCATCGCCGACGAGCCACCGGCAATTCCAGTAAAAGCAGCTATTCGGCCGCGCGTGGTAGATCGCGCAGCCTTTGCCGTGGCGCTGATGCGGGCAGCGCTCGCCCGCCGGCTTGTCGATCGCTGTGGTCGTCACGCGCCCTCTGAGCGCGGCCGCAAGCGCATCCGCGTGCCCGCCCATCAACTTCTCTTCCGCCGCCTTGGACATCGGCAGGAGTTTGCAGCAAAGCGTGCAGCCGCCGCAGCGCCGCGCGGGTTGACCTTCGCTCGTCTTGAGGATTAGAGTGGCCGCGGTCGATGGGCTGTCCACCATTCCGTCGACTCCTTTTTTGCTGGATAACCTCCAACTGAAGCCCCGGCATGCCCGCCGGGGCTTTCTTTTAGGCTGCTGACGGCTTGGCGCCCTCCTCGCGCTCGCGGGCTTCGCGCTCCTCGCGCTCGCGGGCTTCGCGGTCGCGGGCAGCGCGCCACTCGGTCGCGGCTTCCCTTGTGATGAGCTTGCGATTGCCGAGGTGAATCTCGCGCGGCGCCTTCCCCTCTTCGCGCATCTTGTAATAGTGCGGGATGCTGATCCCGATGCGTTCGCAAAAGACCTCGATCGAATAGACGTCCTGATCGAGCGGCCGCGGTTTCTTGGGCGACTTTCTGGCGTGCGGCATTAGCGCTTCCCCTCCTTTCGGGGGCTCATTGAGGAATGCCGCGGCGGCCTGATTTACCCGATCCTAAGCGCCTCC